AGCCTCTTGGATATCCGAACTTAGCCATAGGACCATATCCAGTATTCGCGTCGTCCCCATTAACTAACCTACTATATACTTGTGGTGTTGATTTTGCTCCTTCAATTCTAGGTCTTTCATATTCTCTCATAAACATCATTGTAGCTTCTTCTACATTATTAGTGACAAAAAGCGATCTTCGCAATTTTGAATCATTCTTCAATTCCCAGTCTACAAATTTTAATTGAGTTATTAAATCAAATGGATCGAGACCACTAGCGGGATGTCCGTGTCTATCCGCATAATTTAGAAGATTTTCTTGTCTCTCCTTCGTCCATTGTGCAATACCAATTGCCGTGTAGAGCTTGGTTTCCTTATCAAAATCACCTTTAGCATTAGGATCCATCTGAATATAAAACCGCTTATAGTTTGATGGTATATCACCCAGTGTTGGGTCCCTTAGACCATTTTCTCTTAATGCTGGGCCTAAATTTTTACTTTCTACCATGAAATTTCCTATCATACCTGCAATCTGATAAGGCTTATATTCATAATTTAAACCTGGAGTTGTACTAAAAAAATCCCATGCAATCTCCATATTATCTGCGGCATCACCTACAACAGTTCTTGCTGGAAAAAAATCACCTTGACGCTCAGCTGTTGCAACTCTCACGGAAGTTAACGTCGCGCTCTTGGAAGGAGGCGCATTACTTAGCTGCAGTGAAGTGGCTATTTCAATGGATGGTAATATTCCTGTAATCAGTGGCTCCTGGCAAGCGTTGCCATCAATAAAATACCCATGAACTCTTGCCGATGCTTCAAGTCTTGAATTTTCTCCAATTGAAGATGTTCCGCCGCCTGTAGTTGGAAGACTTACTTGAGCATACGGCAAATCTCTTTCATGAATATTGGGGCCATGCACACCATCACATCGTACTTTAACTCTATTTAAGCCGAGTGGATCAGTACCGCGCTCTATAACTCTACCTACAAACCATCTAAATTCTTCTCCATAATTTGTACCATTGGGTCGTATACTCATTTTGGATTTCCTAATTTCATACATGTCATATCAACATTATGCTGCTGGTCGTTAAAATGGTGTCTTGCTGTTTGGATTATAAATCTTCCTGATCGCTTTTTATCTTCCGTTTCGGCTGTAGTAGAAGTATCTTGTCCATCGATTAGTGTCTGATTTGAGGGATATACAAAATTAATTTGCCTTCCAAGACTTGCATTTGCTCCAAGTAAAAATAATATACCTGGAACTCGAATACTCATTGATGATTTTTCTAACATATTTTTTATTGCATGGCTACACGCAGCAAGTCTAAAATCAGCAGCGTTATTTTCTTGATGAATGTTATTGATACCAGTAAAAGTATCGGATGCAATACAATTGTGTATATTTCTTGTATTATATTCATTCATATTTTTACCTTCAAACATATAGCGCGAATTATGAACTGGAACCTGATCAGTTTCTATAATTTGAACGTCGGCCAAATCTGAAATAAGATTTTCAATGTTAAAAGTATAATCTATAATTTGTCCAGTAGTTATATCAGTAATAGAATGATGACCAGCAGTAGAACCTGATCTCATCATTCGCATAGTGTTTTCTTTGTTTAGACTTCTATATACCGATACATTAAAAATATTTTCTTCTCCTTTTAACGACCCACTAGAATTATTATATGCTTGAGAATATCTATACGGTGAGTCTGGGTTTATGAGAGGAGTTTTAAGCATCTCTTCTAATGACTTTAACTGAAGGTTTTTAGTATTTAAAGTTGCATATAAGTAAAAAGGAAGACCTAATGCTGTTGTCATTTTATTTAAAACCATTTGACATGCTTCAAACGGTGTTACAAATGGTATAGTAATCTTCATAGTTTGTTGGTATGGCCCATATCCCTTGGCAGGCATATCAGCAGCTTTCATATCCATATGTAAATTATCTTTTAATATTTTTTTTATAATTTGATCTGGAGTTCCAGTATATGTTTGATTAATCTCCATTAAACTATTATTAAAACCATTTATTTCAATAATTTTAATTTCTATTGCTTCTACGTTGTCAGTAGTTTTTACGGCTCCAGTAATTTCAAAAATATGAAATAGCTTTTCAATATGATTTGCAACATTTTCAGGAGACTCAAAGGTTATCTTGATAATTTCTGAGCCATTAAATCCTAAGCCGTCATATATAGCTATATCATCTTTCATATTAAAAGTACCGGTTAAATACGGCAATTCTATATTTTCAAATATTTCCACTTCACTCACGTGCGCTGCAATATTAACTGCATCTTTTTGCCTAGTTGAAAATATTTCAAAGCTTTGAATATTATAATCACTGGCATGTTTTGGTTCAGGCATAGATCTAACCCTGTAATAATTTATCAAATTCAGATTTTACCTGAACTGCAATATTTGGTTTAAGAACTTTTATTTCTCTTAATGAATCATTCTTTGCAAGTATTCTGTCAAAATATGTTATAGGAGTTTTTCCTGATAGTGAGGGAAATGCTCCACTTCCCACGCCTGAAGGAACCAAACCAATATCAACATATTCTTTAGAACCATTCTCATAATGATGTACTGAATTAAACTGCTCTACATTAGATGTAACAACTATGAAGTCAGCAGTCTGCGATACGCCATTAATAGAAGGTGTAATGTTTTCACCTACATTAAAGTTATTTGGGCTGTCAATAATTATCTGACCAAGATCTAAATATCTTTTTACAACAGTCCCAGTACTACCAGATATAGAACCAGTAACTGTATGTCCAGGTAAAAATGTTTTAGATATATTAGCAGTAGTGATTACTGTTTGATGTGGATAGTCTACTTTTGCTTTTGGCAATAAATCTTGTTGAGGCAATGGCCAACCGCTTTCTCGTACGTCATCATTCAAAAAATAGAATGTCCAATAGAATTCTGTTGTTCCATACAACTTAAATGAGAAAGAATCTGGTCTATCATAGTCTTGAATATGAACGGTTGTATAAAATGCAATGTCATCAGATATGTCATCTATAATTTTTATATACGCGCTTATATTTTGAAATAGGGCAGGCTGTGTTTCGTTACCAAAGTTGTATCCAACAAGTGGAAAGTTTGCAAAGAATTGTGACATTAGTAACCCTTTTTTTCTATATCTATTTTCGTTAATGCTCTTGTTTCGGAAAAATTCATTGATATATCAATTGCAGAAAATCTACCATCGCTATGCATACCACCACTTGCCGCATTATATGTTGCATTAAATGATTGTAAATATACTGGTAAAAATTTAATACCGTTTATTTCTCGATTATTATATTTTACTTTTATTTGGAATCTATTCGGAAATTTATAACCAATATTTACTCCGCCTGCTTGTAATGATGTTGGATAGAGTTCTGTTCTAAATCTTTTTATAATTTTTTCTACTGCTTCAGCTTCAGCTCGGCTTGTTGGTATTAATTGAAATGCAAATGAAAAGTTACGAATCGGAACATCTTTAAATATTGCACGAGTGTTCGGATTTGTAGTTAATCCTGTTGCGCTTCTTATTGCACCACCTACGCCTGTACCAACTTTAGGAATCATAGCTGCAACTTTTCCAGATAATAAGCCGGCGCCTTCTTTACTCATTCCACCTCCGCTACCAAGAAGTGTTTTACCAAAACCTAATACTTCTGAAGCCATCGCTCCAGCCATTGCTGCAGCTGCAGTTTCCTTGGTGCCCAGTGCTTTTTCAACAGCACCACCTATAAGACCAAGTTGAAATGCGTTATCATATGTTACGGTATCTTGGATCTGTATTGCCTTTGGTAAATACAATGATATTCTTTTATCTGACATTAGGTCCAAATTAGTATCATCAAAACCTGGAGTTGGTGCGATACCACCTTCACCATAAAACGTTTTGGTATCAGCTGCAAAGTCTGTAATTATATTTTCGTCAGCTGTTGGTGTCTGCCCTGCAGGGCCTCCTGATGGTTCGCGATCTTTGCCCAATACCTGTCTATCATCAAAAAATCCAGCTAAAAGGCTGCCATATGTAACAATTGCATCCATAGCTAGGTCTTTAAAACTTCCTAATTGTGTGCGCATGTCAACGTCATTGTCTTGATCATTTATTGGAGTAAACGTTATTCTACCAAGATAGTCTGATTGATTTTCAAGAGGATATATAAGTTTTCCACCTAAACCTCCAAAATTATTCCCAGAGAAGTTATTAAAAAGATCTAATACATTTGCCATTTTATAGCCTTATAAATATTACTTAGTTGAATCTATTTATAACGAGTTTCATGGCATACAGCGGTAAATATAGACCTAAAAATCCCAAAAAATATACAGGCGATTTCACTAAAGTAGTGTATCGATCGCTATGGGAAAAGCATGCATTCAAATGGTGCGATACAAATCCACAGATATTACAATGGTCTTCAGAAGAAGTCGTCATACCTTATTTATGGGATGTAGATAAGCGTTATCACAGATACTTTGTAGATCTTAAAGTTAAGTTTAATAACGGCGAGACATGGTTAA